ACTGCTTTTGCTGCTCCTTTAAAAATACTTCCAATACCATAATTTTGTCTTTGAGCATAACTCATGATTCCACCATTAGCCATCATAGCCGTCTCTTGCATTTCTTCTTGCTCTAATTGATTTGCAAATTCTTCAACTGCAGGCGCACCACCTTGTGCAAATGCTTGTAATATTTGCATTGCAAGTTCTCTTGCTGTTTCAGGATCAATACCTTGCTCTATTAATAATTGTACAATTGTAAGAAGAGCAGTTTGTCCTTGCTCCTCGCCACCCGCTCCTTGCATCATCTGACCTTGCATCTGATCTTGCATTGGAGCTTGCATCATTTGTTCTTGCATTGGAGGCTGCATCATTTGTTCTTGCATCTGTGGTTCCATCATCATCTGATCCATACCACCTTCTTGATAACCTAATCTTGTAATACCACCACCTGCCATTGTTAAAGGTGTCTGTCCATAATTTGACATTGGATTATTCATCATTGATTGCATTGGTCCAAAAGATGGATTCATCATTGGTTGAGAAACTTGTAAGGGTTGACCAAAATCCATTGGTAATGTTCCTATGCCACCCATTTGATATAATTGTCTATTCATTTGTGCTCGCGATATTGTCATAATTTAATAGTTAATAAGGCAGGCACAGAGTCCTGAAAACGTATACTTTACTTGTTTTTATTCAAATCGTCAACGGTTTTAGACATTTGTAAGTTGTCTAATAATCTACCTTTGTATTGATATTCTCCCACATGAGATATGTTATCTTCAATGTAAGCATAACATTTACCACCTATTTCTGTCCATTTTTTACAGAAACCAAAATCTTCTCCGTAGTATTTTTTACTTACTTTATCATGAATGGTATCAAAAAAATTATACATATTTGCACTAGATTTAACTTCTCCATTTAAAAAGGTAGGTTGATCTATAACATCTTCAGGATAAGCTTTTATCATTTTTTCAAATACTTGTCTTTTAATTAATAAGCATCCCGCGGGCACGTGCGAGGCTTCTATAATTCCACCTACAATAGTAATTTCTTTTGTATCTGATTTCATTACATTATCCATTTTTATTGGAAAGGTATGACCAGCTTTCATTAAATCATCTTTATTCTTTATAATTCCTAATTGTATTTTTTCCCAAATTTGTTCCCAACTAATAGTCTTCATTGGATAAGGAACAGAGATTACTTCTTTATCAAATTTTAATAATTTTAAAATTGTATCATGACTAAAATCAATATCAGAATCTATAAATAATAAGTGAGTATAATTATTAAGATCATTTAAAAAATTAGATACACATAAATTTCTACCTTGTGTAACTAAAGATGATTTTAATAATGAAAAAGAAATCATGATATTATTCATCATGCATACTTGTTGAAGTTTTAATAATGCTTGTGTGTAATGAATAGAACATTCACTGTGCACAGGAGTTGCTACATAGAGTCTAGTTGTAGGGTGACCCATGTGAGCCGTTAATTCATTTTGACTTTTTATTTTTTTAAGCCAGATAGGTCTACTTGAGTCTTGCATTTACTATCCCTTCTAAAAATCTATTCCAAGTTTTAGCTCGCTTCTCCCATGAATAAAATCGATTCATATAATCTATCTGTAATTGTAAATGTTCTTTAATATGATCATCATGTAAATGAGTTGCAACGGTTTCAATAACTGATGCAAATGTTTTAGCTAATTTTACAAAATCTTTTTCATAAGGAGTATAAACTGCAAAATCTGTGCAAGTTTCATATAAAGCACCATAATCGGTAACCACTGTATATAGACCTGCAGCCATTGCTTCTATTGCTGCAATACAAGATGTTTCTTCCCAAATATTAGGATAAGCAAACATTTGATAGTTTTTTAAATTATCTTTAATAAATTCATTAGGTTTATAACCTACATAAGTTACATTAGGAATTTTAGTTGCTTGATCATATAAATCTTTAAACTTATCATCATTAGCTAATTTAAAACCATCTCCATATATTTGTGTTGAAGAATAAACATCTAAATGAATTAATGGATTTTCAACCAATTGCATGGCCGCAAGCAATACGTTTAAACCTCGCCACGGCGTTGAAGTATAAATTAATTTAATAGGATCACCCTTTTTATAATTTAAATTTCTAGGCTCTATTTTATCAAATGCATTTTTTATAACTAAAGATTTATGTGTTGGGATATCAAATGCGATTCTAAACTTTTCATAACACCAATGAGAGTTAAATATATACCAATCATACTTATCATGATTGCTTTTATCTTTGAACCAAGGATGTATATTTGCTTGATCGTATGAATTTTGTTGCCAAAGAATGTTAATTTTTGTCGGATGTAATGGAATTTTTCCTGGAATAGAAGTGCAAATTTGTACCTGATCTAATAACTTTTTATCTGCATATCTTTCTAGAAACTCCATTTGAAGTTCCGTTCCTCCTCTTGGATTCATTTTTTGTTCATTACTTTCTGAAATAAATCTAGTCCTTTTGATATTGTTATAGACACATCTTTTTGTAAATCTTCTAATGTATTTTCTTTTAAAAAGTCTTCCATTGTTTGATATATCTTTCCAGTCTTTTTACTTCTTATTATTTCTTCTGTCTTATTTAAATTATCCATTTTCTCCAGTCCTTGTTAACAGAGCATAAGATATTTGTCCAGATATTTTATCTGCAGTATCTGCTTGAAATTGTAAATAGTCTCCTTCTTCTAATACAAGTGCATTATGTACTGCATTTTCAAATGAGTTAGCAGCAGGTTTAGCATGAAAAAATTTATAATCTGTTGAGGTAGATGCATCATGAAAAAAATAATCAACTTGAACTGCAGCGTTATGATCATTAGCTACCGATATTTCTTTTAAAATTGCAACACTTGATGTGTTGATATTTAACACTGTAGTTAAGTTAGTTGTGGTTAAATTGTAACCTTGATTTTTATAATTGATTGCCATCTATTTAACGTTTCCACCAAATATAAACCAACTAAATGCTTCTAATTCATCTTTTAAATCTTTTTGAAAAGAAAAGTTTAATTGATCTTTAATTGTATTTACTGCTTCTAAAATTTGTCTTTGATTAGAAACATCATACTCTGGTGTTGGTTCAGGTACATACGCTGTTATTTTTGCCATTATCTTCTTCCTCCTGCTTCAATGTCTAATCTTAAAGTTCCGTATCTCCAAGATTGATCTAATGCATCATTTTCAATTTTTAAACTCACTTGTCTTCCTCTAACTCTAGTATCTACTTTATCAGTTGATGATGTAATTGTAAATGGTCCGGTAATAGTTGGTGGTGTTGTTGAAGGGGTTGAATTAGCATCTGCAGGATAATCTCTAAAAAATAAAGTTATTTTTGCATTACCTTCTAAATTTTTAAAGTCTGGAATAAATCGTTTAACACGCATTATCAATTGACCATCTCCACCTAAACCTTGTTCAGATATATCATAATCTCCAGATTGAACAAAAGAGGTAATTGCAGTTTCAACTCCTAGGAAAGAAACTTCATTAACCCCCGTTTCATGTTCCCAGTATTTAGTTGCTCCATAAGTATTTGTTACACCATTAATCGTTGGAAACGTTGGAGTGTTAGTTGAATAAAATTCTGTTGCATAAGGTAAATCAAAAGATACTGCATCTTCATAAGTTGTTCTTGCTAATGATCCTGTAGTCCAAGTATTTTCAAGATAGTTATAAACTACATTTCTATCTATTTGAGCAGATCCTGATTTTGCATAAAACCAACCCACTTCATTATATAATGAATTATGAAATGCAGAAGTTATTTGACTTGCATCATAATTAAATCCTAAATTATCACTATCGGTTGTAAATACAAAGTCTTCAACAAGTGATGGTAATTGTTTAACGGTTCCGTCATAGACAAAAAACCCACCTCCAAATCCAATCCAAAACACTGCGCCCTGTGCAAATACCATTGCATGTTGACCAATACATCCACAATTCGTTCCAACTTGTCTTACAGAGAATGTAAATGGAGGGCCAACAAATTGAATAACATAGGCTGCAACATCCGTAAGTACAAAGATATAATCTTTACCTTGTATGGCTCCTATAATTTGATTACCTGTATCTAGTCTAAATGTTCCAGCAGTGTTAGTTACTGTTGGTTGATAAGTGTTAATGTCTTCCTGATTTGAAAATCTTATAAACATTGGATCTTGAGTTGTAGGATCACCAATGGTTGTCTCAGTTCCCATTAAGAACAAATGTCTATCTCTATCTGATACAATACTCATTACCGACGCTGTAGGTGCACTAGATACTACCGTTGCTCTAACAGTAAGGGGTGCTGCTACAGATGGATTCCAAGTAAATGTTTTACCATTTTTAATGGTTGCAACTAGGATCTGGCCAAAGTTATCAAGCGACCAGGATCCGGGAGCAAGTACTGTATTTGTAGTATTTGATTGTACACCCCAACCCGTCCATAAAGTTGCATTTGTTACGATTGCATTATCTAAATGTGATGCAGCAGTTGTACCATTTGTTCCTCTAACACAACCGGTAAAATCTGTTGCTGTTTTAGCGGCGTAAGTAATTAATTCAGTTCCAATATCTAATACTCCAGAAGCTGGAAATCCTGTTGTATCATCAACAGTAATAGTTGTAACAGAATTATTGATTGCACCATTTAATTGATTTGTAAGTGATGTTGGATTTGATCCACCCCAATATCCTGTACCATATCCATATGCTGGAGTTTGGAATGTAGGACCAATTCTAACGTAAGGATTTGTAGTAATAGTACCTCCTGCAGTAACACCTGTTCCACCCTCAACACTTGGCATTGTAACTGTAAAAGTTGAAGAACTTGGAACTGTTTTAACTTCAAAAACATTTGTTGTAAAATTTGCAGATGTATAACTTGTTGTAGGGGAACCTGGAGTTGTAACAGATGTAAAAATAATATAATCGCCAACCTCTAAACCATGAGCTGCTTT